GTAAGCAAATGTCACATTTATTAATTTAGGATATTCAAACAATATTTAAACGATATTTAAACAATAGTAGTTGTTTTTAACAAAATTAGCGATATATCATTTGAATGTCGTTAGGACTATATTTGAATATAATTTGTTGGAGTGGTTTTTTAGATGGTTTTTATACAGACAACAAACAAAATATTAACATACGCTAAAAAACGTATCAAAACTATTGACTTAGTACGCTTATTGACGTATAATGTATTTGTAAGGTGAAAGGTGGTTACAACGATGAAATATAATAAAAAACAAATTATGTGTAATGCTTGGATTATTATTAGAAAATGGAATAAAACATTAAAAGTTGCCTTAAAGATGGCTTGGCTAATGGCTAAAAAAGAAAAACAAATAAGGGATTACTATAATATTGCAGAATGTTACAACTTTGAATTCAAATTATGGCAAAATTACGGCAAAACAAGAGCGTATTATACCACTAATGGAATGAGCAAATACTGGAACAACAAAGGTAATTTCGTTGATTTAACTAACATTTAAAAATAAAATATAAAAAAAGGAGAGATTTAAAATGAGTAAACTTAAAAATTATAGAGAAAAAAATACTATTTATAGTCAAAGAGATTTAGCGGAATTAGCAGATATTAGCCTTAGAACGTTACAGGACTATGAGCAGGATAGAAAAAGCTTAAATTCAGCATCAACAGCTACTGTATATAAGATTGCAATGGCCTTAGACACTGAGGTAGCTAATATTATTGATCTTGAGGATGTTAGAAATTCTTTTATAACTAATTTAAAAAATATTTTAGTTGAAATTGAAACAAGTCCAAGTTCACACGAAGATTATTTAGAAGATTATGACAGTGAATTAGATTATTATCTAAGCAATGTCATAGACGATAATTATATAAGCTACGTAAAAACAAATTACCCCGTAACCGAAGACGAAGCAGTACAACTACAATTAGACGTAATTGATACAATAAAAGATATGTACGAATAAAATAAAAAAAGCCTAGATTATTTTGATCTAGGCTTGAATTTTATGTATTTATTATTTACATGTATATCACGATACCCATTGTTGATAATGCTGTGCGATAACCCCACATACATAAGAACATACTCTACCCGTGTATTCAGCTTATTTCCTTGAATATCTTCTGCGCCTATTTTCAAGTAAATTTTATTCATAGGATACACCATCTTGTAATTCTTTGCTAAACATAATTACATCTTAGTTCCTTTTAAAAGCCAGTTCCATGTATTTTTACCAACAATACCATCTTGGCTTAATCCACGGTTACGTTGGAAAACTTTTACAGCGTTATAAGTTGCTGTTCCAAAAATACCATCTACCCCTAGACTAAAGCCAACACTATTTAATCGTTCTTGAATTAAGCGTGTAACGTTTCCTTTTGCACCTTTTTTAACCGTAGGGCAAGCATTTAATGTATTAGGTCCTTTTAATCCATCTACCATTAAGCCTCGATTAAATTGGGAATTTAACTCTTGTTGTAAACGTGCTACCCATTCATCATAACCGCTTGGTTTGGCAGGTTCAGGAGCAGGTTGTGGTGTTGGAACTTCTGTTGAACTTGTCACTTCGCCTACAATTCCCTTAACAATTGCATTTGCCATAGCATCTAAATTATAGCGGTTTACATCTTCTTGATTATCACAAAAGAATGTTTCGATTAACAACGCTGTGTTTTTAGTATGTTTTAAATAGTACAGATCATTACGTACTTTTACACCCCGATTAGTATATCCTAATTCTGCAATTGAATTAACAATATTCTTTGCGTACTGTTCGGCTTTACCTCCCAATTTATATACTAATACTTCTGTGCCTTTTGCTGACCCATTGTAACAATTCAAGTGAATAGATACATCTAAATTAACTGTATGTGCATTTGCTTTGTTACAAATGTCTTTTAATACTTCGGTTGCACTTCCCCCGTTTTCGCAAGTACAGTCATAAACAGTATGCCCTAATGCTCTTAATTTAGCAATAACCGCATCTTTAATTTCTCTATCTACAATACTTTCGTTTACGATCCCTACTGCTCCACTTCCTTTTTTACCTGCTGGAGCATGTCCTCCATGAATATTAAATACTGCCATTTTATTTTTCTCCTTAATTTCTATTTTCTAAATTACTGATACGCAATTCATGTATATCAATTATTTTTTCGTTTCTGCGTTGCTGTTCTACGATAACATCAAGTCGTTCACTATGTGCATCTAACCGCTTGTCTTGTCGGTTGTTATCTTCGATTATCCTTTCAAGCAGTGTGTTCATACGTGTTATGTTTGAATTTAGCTTAAGCATAGGGGTAACAAAACTAAAAATTGCTACCCCTCCTGCAATAACAGAGCCTATCATTTCCGCTTCGTTCATAACGCTAATCCTTTTTAGGCTCAGTGTAGTTTAGTGCACGTTCGCTGTCTGCTACTCCGCTTGTAGTAGGGTCGTTGATTGCATTCCATACAGATACAACCACCAGAGATAATACGTAAGGGTTAGAAACAGCGTTTAAAAGCAGTTTTCCTAACGCTCCCCATGTTGTTAGGTCTTGTGCGGTAAGCCCCGCATAAGCCAAAATAGGCGTTAAAACAGCTAATACAATTTGTGCAATAAACACGGGATTTTTTAATCTGATTTTTAAATTAATTTTGTTCATAAAATTACCTCACTTTATTAATATTAAAAAGGCCTTTCGGCCTTTAAGTTTTTATGCAATTCTTTTCCACATATAACAGGTTATATATGGCTGCAGGTTGTTATGTGGTTGGTTTCCACCTGTATTTTTTATAACATCGGTTTGTGTTCCTGCAATCATATAATAACCATATGCCCCACTCAAACTAGATGTAGTAGCAAATTGTTGTCCGAAATCATGTTTATGGCTCGGCATTTCATCGACAGTTAATGTATGTTCTTTTTCTCCACCCGTTTTTTCTACAGTGTTGAAATCACTATCGCTTGTATCGACACCAACTGGTACTTGACCTTTCCCCCACGCTACCCATGTTCCGCCGTAAATTGTACTTGGGTTTTCATCGGAAGTGCTGAAAATAATATCACCTACACGATGCATAAGCAAGAATAATTGCTTAGTTAAATCTGTCACTGATGTAAAAGCTCCCATAAGCCTTGTAACATCATCGTTTAACTGCGTGGTTTCGGTTTGTAATTGCGATATATCTTTTTTAATAACGGTTAAATCATTTTGGTTAACTCCTGCGGTTTTGATATGCCATTCTACAAAGCTAGGTTGCAATTCAGTTCCAACCAACGCATTAGTATAAGGATACCAACTCGGCAGAGTAGGCAACGTGATTTGTTCTGTAGTTGGCGTAGCGAGTTCATACCATACTGTAATAGGATTGGATTGTAGCCAAGTTTTTAGGTTGTCTACCGTGTTGGTTAGACCTGCTTGTTCCATATAATATCCAACATTGAGATACATAACTTTTTCGTATTGAGTAAAATTGAAACCAACTCGATTAATCCTAGCACCGTCACTATTTATATCGGCTATTTCCTTGTGTGGTAACGAATCGCACAAACCTTTTGCGTTAACGTGTGTTATCTCAATATGATATAACCAATTATTAGGGTTACTTCCAGTGTTTTTTAACCATGTTTCTGAACCGTCATACGTTATTTCTCCAACTCGTCTCGTAACAACACCATTTTCTATCGTGTCCTTAACGCCGTTTGGTAACTCGCGTAACGGTTGGTTTAGTTCTACGGTTGTGGTTTCGAAGCCTTGGAATGGTACAAATTCGGATTTTGGTTCGCCTAGAGATAGTTGAGGTTTCAAGCTTGCCTTATTTGATAATGAACCATTGTTAATATATATACCTATTTGAATTAAATTGTTACCCTCTTCGACGGTAAATAACTCCTGCGTTTTATATGCCGTGATGGTCGTATTCGCTTTCCATATTACCATATTTTTAAAATATTCGTTATTTTCGAAAGATTGTAAACTATACGTTTTACCTACTAGCAATTCGATAACCTCACTTGCCGTATAAGACACTCCCGTTGTAGCCGTAGGTGTTATCTCAATACTTCCATCATCTTTTGAAATATAATCGCATTGCCATGTTCTTTGGATAGCTTTATTATCAAACAAGTTCTTCCCACTCGTCATAAAGTCAATATCATATTTTTGCATATCTTCGTTGTAATCACCAACAAATTTAGGCTCTTGAGGATATTCGGGGTTAGGACTAGCAACACCGCCCGTGTAGGGTTCAAAAGTTCCGTCTCCGTCTTGGTAGAGCATTGGTTTTATTGTGCCTTGTTTGATAGGTTGATTAACTTCTCCTAAAATATAACCTCTAAATTCTAATTCTCCACTTTTAATTTTATTTAACTCATCTTGTGTAATATCAAATGAAGTTATATTCTTCGTTAATGTCATATATTTTTTGTTATAAAAATCTCCTGTTTTATCAAAAATACCGATTAATACTCGTGGAAATGTGTCTACTTCAACCTTTCCATAAATCTTTCCAACTTTTAATTTATCGTATATTTCAGTAGCTCTATAGAACGAACTAAATACACTCGTCAAATTCCCACTACCACTAATAGTAAAACTTCCATCACCATTATTCGTTACAGTTGCTCCACCTTGTGATTTAGTAGGTAGTTTACTAGCATCGAATAACTGAAACCCGTTTGTAGTTTCTTGGGAATATGCTCCGTCTATTTCTGCAACGTCAATCCCGTTATTACTTGCAGAACCACCATAACTAATATCTTTATAAGTATAATAGCCAGCATTTACCATTGCTTTAGATGCTAATCCGTCGCCTAAATCAACAGTTTCCCCGAATGTTCCATCACCTTTTTTAAATCTTATTTGTACGGGGTCTTCTTGTACGATTTCATAATCTCCCATGTTTTCAATTGCATTATCAATCTGCGTTTGCTGAGATGTTATTTTTTCTTGTTGTGTTTGTGCTGTAGAGATAAGTTCTTCAAGCTGTGCTTTTATTGGATCGAGATTTTCAATAGACCAGTTATTAAACAGTGTTTCAACAAATGCCTTAACAACCTGTTGCCATTCGCCCTCATCTGGCGGTAATGGACTTAATCCGCCAACACTTGCTTGTATACGGTAAATAACGGGCTTTAGAGATACGTTCTCGTCATTGTTGGTTAATGTTACCCCAACCGCTAAAAAGCCGTTACGATACATTATTTCATTAGATATAGCGAACACACCGTCACCATCTACAACAACCGCACCACCAGCATTAATAACGTCGCTGCACTCTATCATCGCACTGTCATATACACCAATATAAATAGTCGGTATATATCCGCTAAAACGTTCACTATCTTGAATAAATTTAAACTGTATATTATTGCTATACTGTGCTGGGATTTCGGTAGTATCAGCGGTTAAATTAAGATTGTTTTGTGTTATTGTACTAAATATCATTTTGTTCCCCTTTCTAACGCTTTTATACGGTTGTTTTGTTCCTGCACACATTTAATCAGTGCATTCATAATATTTTGGTAATCCACACCATAATACCCGTCTTTTCCTTTATGTAAAAAATATTTGGAATAGCCTTTGTTCGTATAATCATTTGCAAGTATACCAATTCTGTTTTTATCACCGTTTAAGTAATCAAATTGTTTTACTTCTAAATCATATACAAAAGAACAATCTATATCTTTTATATTTTTCTTTAATCGTTTGTCTGACTGATTTATTATACTGTGTCCGCGCATATTTAACGTTTTATAGCATGACACTTCGCCATTTTCCATAACTAAATAACCATCAAGCGCAGTATTTGTGTTATCTGTACTTATACCGAGAGATAAATTGTGTCCATATGCGCCCTGCAGCACCGTTCCATCTGCTCCGCTTGACAATTGTCCTACGTATACCCCTTTATTAGCGTAAGAGTATACAGCCAATCCGCCATTATACATTTTCATGCCGATATAATCCGTATCAGGATGATATGTCGCAATGCTTGGTTCGCTTGAATCTAGAATAATTCCGACCGTACTTCCGCTTGACAGAGATGTACTGTCCATTGTCCAACCGCCAAGCATACCTAAATCTGCAATTATTTGTATTCCTTGTAGAATACCAGCGGTAATATAATTAGCATTAAATACGCCGTCTAATGTCCATGCCGTTTCAAAAGGACCATTAATCCCATTCTTAGAAAACCCAATCCCGTTTTGATTTATTCTTAATACTTTTTTTGCTAGTTCTTTATCGGGATTGTCTAGAAAAAAGATTTCACTTGGTAAACCACTGTCATTAAATCCATACTGCATATTTCCGCCCGAACCGCCCGTAATTAAATTGGTCTGTTCTTTCACAATAGCCATAAATCTGTCAGTCTGTATTGTTTCCAACTGTCCTAATTGTCGGTCAGTGCTTGAAACTTGATCAGTGTTTCGTTTTATGACGGTGTCTAAAGTTATTTCGCTATCTTGCGGTTGCAGATATTTAGTTTCTTTTTTCTTAATTGTAAAATTTTCGTCTAATTTATGCGGTACGGATATAACTGGAACACTCATTCCCAAATCCAATGTATCAATCGATACGTCTAGCATCGATAAATCAACGGCATTTACTTCTATGCTCCAAGAAGCCTTTATATTTTCCTGCAAAAAGGCTTCTCCCTTTGTTTTTAAGTTTTCGGGTAAAGTAACATCTTCCCACTCGTTCTTACCGTATATATAGCCAAATAGGCTTACGGCAGTTTCATTTACTAAATAATCTTTACCGTCATTCACGCTTTCAATCGTTAGCGGTAACCCCGTTTCTTCATTTTTAATACCTAAAGGTATTAGCGCGGTTATTACATTTTCCGCAGATATACGCTGTGCCAAATCTAATATATTTTTTTGAAATTCTATAGTTTGATTTGATGTTGTTCCATACTCTTCCAAGTAATCAAGATATCTTACGTTGTTTTCTTTTCTAACCCTTAAATATCCGCCTAAACGGTTAACTAATTTTTCTTGCATTACTGTTAATGTATTTGAATAATCATTGTCTATACGATATACATTGTCAGTTGTATTGGTAACATTAACAATTCCAAGTGTAAATCGCTTTTGTTCTTCAACTTGTGCGTTATGCTGATTTAAAAGACCTTGAAGATAATCGCGGATAGTTGTATCCTGCGTTGTATTAGGTCTTACTATACTGTCAAGGAAATAAGCTAAAGAACCCTCGCAAGTAAATGTTCTATTGCCCAAAATATCATCATCGGTATACAGCACCCGCCCCTCAAACACAAGGGCATCATTTCTATATAATTCGATTACAGAAGTCATTTTTTGCGGTTTATCATAATTAGGATTAAAAGGCGGGAGAGCAAACACCAATGTATTAGTTGTATTAACTTGTTCAGTTAAATCGATTGACATAGCTTTATACATATTTGTCGTACTGTCAAACAATGTATCGGCATCGCACATTAATTTTAATTTCAAAGTTTGCTCGCCCCCTCCATGTTCGTTTTTAACGGATCACAAATTATCGATAATGTAACGGTAGCGAAATTCCAATTATCATGATCATCCGTGTCAATAGAAATTCTCCCATTATAATACCACTCACTATCGCTTGCGAAACTGAACGTACCTCTTTGACCGTGCATGAGTTCAAGAACTTTTTGCATTATTTTTTGCCAGCACGGTGTCGATTTCATTAGTTTGCAATTTATAGTTATTGGGCGTTGGCTATATGTAGGACTTCCAAAATATTCTGTATAGTCATAAACAACATTAGAATACGGTATTTCTTGAAAAAAGCTCTTAACCTCGGGGATACCAATAGAATATGATTCAACACACAAATGATAATCGCTTAACAAAAAATCATCATTATTGATTTTAAATCTTACATCTTCTCTCATATTCCGTACCTCCCTTTGCGTGAAGTTATAATTCCCATGTTTTGATCGACTGAGCCCGTTATACTATAGCCTACGACTTTGCCGTCTAGATAAATCGGTATAGTAACACCCGCCATTGCTTCGGCTAGTTTTCCATAATCAAGACCCATTTCATTGTTTGTAATAAGATTGGCGCTTAACACACTCTCTATACCTTGTATTCCGCCGTATGAGCGTACTTTTTGTGCTTCGGGTGCTGTAAGTACCATTTCGCCTTTATCCAAATACGCAGGGAAAAAATCACTTGGTACATAATCCATACCAACTTTTAATCTTGGTATCTTCCCAATGTTAAAACCTTTTCCGCCTACAACTGGAACCCAATCGGGAATTTTTATTTTATTTAAACCGCTTATAAACGTGTTAATTCCGTCTATTATCCAGTTTATCGGGCTTTTGAATATGTTAGCAAAGCCACTTACTATGTTAGAGAATATTTGTTTTATCCCCTCCCATGCTTGACGCCAATTTCCCGAAAATACACCGCTTATAAAGCTTATAATTCCGTTAAATATTCCTTTTATATTGTTTATAATCGATGATATCCAATTACTTAGATTATTCATTGCGTTTTTAGCGCCCTCAACCATAAGATTAAAACCATTAATAAAGAAATCTTTTATTCCATTAACTGTGTTATTAAACGCTGTTGCAATTCCGTTCCATAAATCATTAAACCATGTCGCTAAACCATTCCATGTTTCCTGAAACCATGCAACAATCCCACTAATTAATTCATTCCACCATGTTTGAATACCGTTCCACGTCTCTATAATGGTTGCATCTATTTTAGCGTTTAATTCACTCCACCACGTACCGATGCCATTCCACAAATCAACAAACCATTGACCTATTGATTTTATTGTCTCCCAAGCCACCGCAAAGGCATCTGTCACACCTTCCCAGACTTCTTTAAAAACTTCATCCCACTTTATATTTGCTAACCAGTCGTTTACCGTTGTAATAATATCCCCTATAACTTCAAACAATGGACTAGCTACTTTCATTATGGTTCCAAGTATACTCACCAATGAGTTTAAAATAGGCAATAACGCTTTACCTAATGGTTCAATCAACATTTGCGTGTTTCTTATTAGACTTTGAAACTGTGCCCCTAACCCTTTGCCAGCGTTGTCTTTAACTTTATCCATAGTTCCATTAACATCATTAAACGTGTCACCAATAGCAGAAAAACTCTCAATAAATTTTAAGTTATTATCTTCACCTAAAGCCCCGAATGCCGTACTAGCCATTGTTAGTTTATCTTGCTGATTGGTACAGCTTTTTATATCATTAATGATGCTATCAATTACATCTTTCTGCTGTGCTCCTCCCTTGCTCCATGCTTCAAAAACATTTTTTGTTTTTGAACTGAATACATTTAAATTATCTTTAATACTTCCATCAGCCAATTTATTTGTAATTTCATTAATAGTGTCATTTACTTTATCAAGGTTATAACTTCCGTCTTTAGTACTATTCTTCATTATTTGAAAATATTCTTGAGCACTATATCCCGCTTGGCTAAATTTCCCAGCGTATTCCGATATGTTATCCCCTAGTTCGTGTGTATAGTCCAAACCCTCTTGACCGCCTTTTGCGATTAGGTCTAAGGCTTCTTCTGACGTTATACCAAACTGCTTCATTAATTGGTTAACACCTCTTAATGTTTCGTCGAAATCCATGTCCATAGCGCTTTCTAGCGTTAACAATCCCTCAGTGACATTTTTCATATCTTTTTGATCGATTTCACCAAGCTGTTGTTTAACTTTCGCCATACTATCAGCAACGTTTTCGAAAGATTCGCCATAGTTGCCAGTGTAAATATCTTTCATGGTTTCTTCATATTTGTCTAATTCTTCATTAGCTACGCCTGTTTGCGCTTGAAATTTATTCATTGCCGATTCGACGTCACTGGCTGTGTTTACCGCTGCGGTTCCAATAGCTAATATTCCACCGATAACTCCTGCTTTAGCTAACGTTCCAAAAGACATCCCGATATTGCTTGCTATTTCATCCATTGGTGCAGTTATAGTCTCGGCATTTTCTTTAATGCTTTCACCTATTCCACCAAATGCATTTTTGAACGTTTCCTTTAATTTGCTTCCTAATCCGCCACTATCTTTTTCTATTTGGCTGTTGGCTTCTTTATTATCACCAACCATTTTTTGCGATTGTTTTGCAAATTCTTTACTTGTTTCCTTAAAGTCTTTCTTTTGTTCATTTGATGTTTTTTCGCTTGAATTTTCGATTTTTGAACTAACCTTATCTAATTGGCTAGAGACTTGTCCATCGTCAACATCAACTTTATAAACTACATCACCATCTGCCATATCATCACTCCTTTTCGGCCATATTTGATAAAGCACTAAATAAATCGCCAAGCGATTGTTGTATTTCTTTTTCTTGTTCCTCTTGACTTAGTTCCAATTTATACTCAGCTTTTTGCTTTAAAAGATTGTTTATATACTCGCCGTTTGTTTTGTCTCTTCTAGGAATAGGTCGAGTACGAATATCGATTATCTGCATTATCCGAGTATCCCTTGATAGCCCTTGAAACAATGCGTTAAATTCCCACCAATGCAATTTATTTTTGTATTCAAAAAGGTTTATGCCGTAACATTGCATAAACCCTGCATATATATATTTAGCATCCTGCGTAAAATCAAAAGATTTTTTATTTTCTTTACGCTTGTTTTTATCTTCAAAAAGCACATCGAATACTTTGCTTAAAATAGCTACTACTTCCGTGTAATTATGTTGTGTGAGTTGTTTTTTTACCAATGCCTTATAGCAAAGATAAATTTTTTCTTCATCAGTATAGGCATTGTTATTAAAGACTTCTAAACAAAACAGCACATTATTAAAATAAGGTTTTATTTTATATTTCCTATTTTTGTATCTAATCTCTGTTGGCAAACTCTTATAAAGTATCATTTTGTCAACTCTTTAAGTGCTTGTTTGTTTCGTTTAGTGTGTTCTTTTATAACTTTATCAAACTGAGGTTTAATCACCCCTGCAATAAATGGCAAAATGTCTTGAATTAGTTCAATGTAATTACAGTTATAAAAATCTATTAATTTTTTTGCATCGTTTTCCCCAAAAACAACACCCATTATTGAAATAACCGCATTCCCCATTTGCATATAGTCTAATTTGCCTTGTTGAACGTTAATATTCATAACCTCAAGATTGCGCCAATTCTTTGTGAATTCATTAAGCTGTTTATCAAGGGTAATTTCAACATCAAGCGTAAGTTTTTCACCATTATCATTTTCGACTTCAAGTTGTTCTTTAAATTTTTTATCTCTTTTGATTTTATACATGATTCATCCTCCTAATATATATAAAAAGTAGGGGTTATCCCCCTACTGGCGTACTTTTTAACGTTGGTGTTCCATTAAATGCCAAATCAAAACTGATTTGTGACGGGTCTGTAGCATTTCCGTTAATCTCTACAATATTTTGAATTGTTACATTACATGTAATTGTTTGCGTATTTGCTCCCGTAGCATCTAATTGCGAAATTTGTAATTGTGTTTCTCTTTTTTTCATTAAAGCGTATTTAGCACCAAAGATATACTCTTGTGCTGCATCACCTTTAACTCTGCGCCCAGTAATTGTTAATGATGGTGCCATTCCTGTAACATAGTTATTCGCAAATCCTTTACCGCACATAAAAAAGAACTGTTGTACTTGTTCATTCAATGATTCGCTAAAGTTTTCGATACCTGCACATAATGGTGACCATGTCGCTGTTGTATCGGGTGTAGTGTCAATCGCAACCGTATAATTATAAACTGGTTCTACTTGTACCTGTGCTTTGAAATCTCCGTCAGCCATTTTATTTCCTCCTATTTAATATAATATTTAATTAAAAGGCTTGATCCGTAAATCCATTGACCGTTTTCCTCTACCCCTATCAGTTCTGGGCTTGAGGATGTTTGTATATCAATGATTTGCGTATGTTCGCCTAATTCAATTTGATTGCTTTTTAATTTGCTTAAAAAGTAGTGCAGTTGGTTTAGTGTACTGCATATTTCCTCTTGATCTTTATTTTTTCCGTTAAGCCTTACGTTCATATGATTATAACTGTCTTTGCACATATATATTTCTTGCGGATTTGACCGCCATAGAAGCGCCAAACTATTATCGGGTATATTTGTACCAAAAACTAAGCTTCCTTGATACTGTGCCTTAATAAGAGCCGTTAGAATGTTTATAATCTCGATGTCCATTATTTCATCCCTTCTTTAAATGCTTGTTGAGCAACTTTCTGCCAGTCCTTGTTATGGTCTGTTTTAGCTGCATCACACCACTCATAAGTGGCTTTAGCACTTTTATCTTTAGAAAAATTATAGTCTATACCATTCCATAATTTTTTAGCATATGGCTGGGTATATGTAATTGTTCCGTTTTTAGAATCAATTCGCGCCGTTTCTATAAGCTTCCCTTTATCACGCGGGGTATATTCTTCACTGTCCTGATAAACTTGTTCTGCTAACACCGCTCTAGCATTATCGGCACCGCTTGTAATTCTTTTTAGAACTCTTCGTTTATTTAATGTAACTTTAACGCTCACTAAACTAACCCAAGTTCATAATGATGCGGTTTGCCAGTATCATCGGGTACTAAATCGCAAGTTTGAACAGTATATGTCTGTTCTTGATAAATAATGCTCATTCTAGCGCCGTTTCCAAGTGATTGGTTATTTAATACCCATAAGTTTAAATTCGGCTTAGACAACCTACAATCGTAATATAATATTGAGCGAAGAACGACCTCGGTGTTATCTGTTGTTCTTCGTACTTCGTTTGTGTTTTGCATATGTACAAATTTTAAATCATAAGACTGCATAACGGGCTTTTGCCATTCGTTTATACTGGTAATTACTTTTAATGTGGCTATATCGGCCAGAATACGTTTAGGGATGGGTCTGAGAATACTCCAACACTCCTATTTAACAGCCCAGTTTGTTCAAGCAGACTTACCGCTTCGGGGCTTAATGAATTGTAATTTCTTCCTGCGCTTTCTTTTGATTGATAAGTGCTGTCCACACTTACTTTGCCAACCGTAAAGCCTTGCCCAGCCACACCAGTATAGGCTACTTCTAAACCGTAATAGCCATAGTACGCACATTGAGCCATGCACGCACGTTTAAACAATTCTTGAATAAAAGGTGCTAAAGAGTTTAAACCCTCTTCAGCGACCTTAAAACGGGTTATTTCATCAATTTTAGAACATGCTGGATTAACGAGACTGTTGAACGTTTCTTCATCCATCAAATCACTGCCGTAAAATTGTGTAAAATCAGCATATTTTATATATGCCATATAATCACCCCTTATCCGCCGTTTTTAACGATCGTAGCATTACCACTTGAAACCGCGAAAGCTCCATTTGCTTTAGTTGTATTAACTAATGCAACAGTGATATTCGTTTCTGATCCTGCGACTGTTACTACGCCAGCAGCTGGTAAATCAGTCCATCCGCTAGATAAATCTTGTCCGTATGTAGGTGTTGAAGCGTTAGAAGCTACTTTATACACTAATTTTTGTCCAAGAATTGGTTTAGCAGTAACTGCTACATTTGTTTGATTACTCTCAGCTCCAGCAGTTGACGTAACTTCAAATGTCCCAAGAGTTGGTGTAGTGATATTTGCTAAGATACCTACTCTACGTTTATCTAATGCAAATACATCGTAGTAGTATCTTTCGTAATATAGCCATTTCCCTTTAGATTGTGCAGTTGGTGCGCTCATCATAGCTACTTCATAGACTACTGGAGCAATCATTGCCATAGGGTCTACTAACAACATATTAATAGTTTTTGCGCCAGATTCAACTTTCCATCCTACTGTAAAGTCAAACGCTGTTTGCATAATATCTTTTGGTACTTCTCGAATTAATACTCCGTCTAATTTCCCGACATTTCGGTCTACATTTCTAATTCCAGTGCCTGCATCGATAAAACGTGTAATTCCCGCTGCTTCTTTTAAAAGTTTATACGCATCTGGTGTCATATACGCTACCAATCTATCACGGTTGATACGTTGGTTAACCATATACGCTAAATATCCATCCCATGTTTCTAAAATAGTATCTTTATCTAACACAGTTGTATCTACTGTACCGAAAGATTGTGCATACGATGACAATTTAGAAGCCATGTATGCATCCATTTCTGGCACTTTTTGGAATTGGTTAAACGTCTCTGTTACATTGGCAATAGTAGCCACTTGATTTGTTTCCTTGATGTCCATTGGATCAACTAATGTATCCCATTCTCTGTCCATCATCATTGTAACGGGTTGCATTTCAGTATTGAAATTACGATTAAATTTACCGTCGATACTGTCACGGTTAACTGCTTTAGCCCCCGAAACTGTCATCGATGGGATCATTACTGTTTTCCCGTTTACTGGTTTATATTTTTCATTGTTGGGTCCTGCCCATAACTCTGGAAAATATGATAAATAAGGATAAGCGTTGGCTAGTGTTCTAGCGTAGTCAACTGCATAATTTAAAGGTGTTTGCACAAAATCTGCCATATATTAATTCCTCCTACTTTTCTTTTGGCATAAAACTCCAAAAATCCCCAAACGTTTGTGCTTCTTTGCCACTTGGCATAGTGCCTTTTGGCTGTGCTCCAAATTGAGGTTTTGGCTCTTCTTGTTGTTCGACATTGAACATATCGGCATATTCCTCTTTAAAAGCCGTAAGCTGTTCATCAATGTCTTTTTCTTTGTCTAATCTTTCCAAGAGCATTTCCGCGTACTTGTCGCTTTTAACTCCTTTATCCGTTAATGTTCGGATAGTGTCTTTCTTTTCGTACTCTTGTACTCTTCCTAATAAATCTTTGTAATCTTGACTTTCTTTGTAGTCTTTAGGTGTGTTTTTCATAGCTTCATTGACCGCTTCTTGCTTAAGTTCTTCCAAATCTTCTTTAGAAACCATGTCAGCAGTGCTAGCTCCATACATAGACATAATGCTTTCTAATAATTCATTGGCTTTATCTTCACTTACTCCAGCCTTAACAATTTCACTACGTACACTTTTTCTTGTTAGTTTTGGCATTATTCTTCCTCCTGCGTTTAAACTAATAAATAACGTGTGCCTACATTTAACGGATGCAGACGTAACCGAAAGCCTACATTTAACGCCGATAGACGAGGGCAAAATAAAAGGACGTATAAAACGTCCTAAAATATAAAAAGCACTCTTAGATGCTAATTATTTAATCATCATCAATATCAACTGTCGTTGTGTTCTTCATACCGCCTAGATATTGACCCATTTTGTAATCTGCTTCTTTACGCAAATAATAAATATATTCATCAATCTTGTTTTGAACATCAACGGGTAAACCGTCTTTAGCAGTTGTCATTTTTTCAATAATATTAATGAAATTATCTCTTGCAAGAATGATTGTATCTTCACATTCTCTGTTCTCAACGCCAAGTAAATCGTTTGTGTAAGCTAAAACCGCATCTTTAATAGACGGTTCAGCAAACCCTAACGGAATACCTCGTTCAATTAAATCATCCGTCATTTCACCGATTTCGTTGTACCATTCACCCAATAATGGATGGATAACAAAAAAACTCTTGCCTACTAACATATGATGCAGAGTTCCTAAATTTTGATATACGATTTTTAAATATGATGTTAAATCTTGATATGGATTCATTATTTAGCTCCTTTTCTTCTTGAAGATGGCTTCTTAGGTTCTTTTACTTCTTTTTGTTGTAAAAAATCATGGTATTCTTGCACTCCCATTTTTAAACCACATTTAAGGCATGTTACTCCATCTTTGTCGCCCATAAATTCATGTTTGCAATCCATTGTTTACCCTCCTGTTTTTTTATCATTATTTAACGATTTGTTCGCGATCATATCGTCGTGTTCGACCCGTTTCATTTATAAACTGTCTCATTTTAGCTTGTCTTTGACTTGTTATAGTTTTTTGCTTATCAGCTTCATCTCTTAAGCCAGCTTTTCTATACATTTCCTCTTGTGTCTTTGATGCGCGGATTTCGCGTTCAATAGCACGCTGTTGTTGGCTTTCTTCATATATACGTTTATTTTCTCTTTCCTGCTCCTTTGATAAAGGCTTAACGTTATTAATCGATTGTTTAGGTATAAACGGATACAGTTGATGCCCGCAGTTAATACCAAGCAATCCATCCGCCTGACCGTAACTTGTACTTGACAAAGCTATAAAACTTACTTTTTTACCGTTCGCATCGGTTGTTGTTCCTTTTCTGTTGTTTTTTGAAACTATCTTCCCTTGCCACGGAGCGCATTTGGGTCTTGCACCGCTATGCTTAGAAACAATAAATAAATCGTTCCCATAATCTTCATTTCTTTTTACAACCGTATCTATACTCAAGTTGTGAACATTTGTTCGTACATACATATTCGCATAGGCTTCGGCCGTCCATTTTCTTCCTGCTTTATCTATAAATGCTGGTATATTTTCTTTAGCTATTTGCCTTATTGCACTTGCAACAGCATTTTGCATTGTTTCTCTATGCATTATCTTTTCTGTGGCTTCGTCTAATATCTCATTTCTTCTTGTATTATATGCAGAAACAACATTATTTAATGTTTTATTAAACAATTGCAATATCATACTTTGCATGGTATTACCCATTGTATTAAATGTTATTAAGAAATCTTCTTTCATATTTTTCTTAAGTTCATTGATGCTTAAGCTAGCTGTATAAGCGGTTGTTTTCTTTAATAGACCGTTTTTAGATGCTTCTTGTAATTTTGGTTCTATATCCTCCAAAGTTTTATCTATAACGGTATTTAACGTGTTATTAGTAGTGCTTAGATATCTGCCACTGCTTATAATACTTTGCGTATGTTTTAACAATAAATTAATTTCTTGGATCCTTTTTTGTTGCCAAACCTCAATCGGCTCATCAATATCTTTACCAATGTATTCAGCCATCATTATTAGAATTTGATTAGTTATACCGCTATACATTTCCTCAAACGGTTCACTTATTTCTAATATTTGTTGGCGCGTTATCATTGCCACTATTCTTCACCGCCAAGAGCGAAATCATCAACCGCTATTGTATTTATTTGATTTTCTTTTTTTATTTTTTCTATTTCTTTAAGTGCTTCTTCTCCCGTCATTCCTAGCACCTTTTCCATATAAGTTAATTTAGACATTAAACCGTTATTTACTAATACAATTCCCTCATTAACGTTTGTTTGTCGGTCTTGTAAGATTGAATCATCAAAGATTACTTTAATCTCTAAATCATCATTAGCCATATTTCCAACACGTTGCCCTTTATACTCAATGTCGTATAAATCCGCAACATTAACTATTCCTTTGATCATTTTTTCAATTGCTTCTTTTATTTGTAATTGATGTGATTTTATAGTTTTATATGTTTTGGAATTCTCGGAGATTACCTCTGTTGCGGTTTTTAGTCCTTGTGATTTATCAAATGTAAACGTTCCTGCACTAAATCCCAGTTGTAAACATAAGGTGCTTAAAAAAGCATTAATTGCGCTTATGTGTTCTTCTACTCTCAACTCAACAGAATTATCATGTATTTTTAATTGTTCTGTATCATCCGTTGCTAATGCTTCATACACTTCATCGTTTGCATCAAAGTATCTTTTTCTTTCGCCAGTTTCAGGGTCAACCACCATTCTAACAGCACTCGCTGGGACAATTATTCTCTTCTTTCCTAACACAAACTCGCGTACGAAACTGTCATAACAAATGTCTAACGCGTGTAATGTTGCTAATGCATTAGCATAAATACTTACTCCTAATGGGCTGTTATCGTCAATGTTGTTCGCAATAGCTGTTCTGTAATAGTAAAATAGACTATCCTCTACATGTTCAATCGAAGTTGATTCATTCAAAAATGGATATATTGTTTGCAGTGGATATCTAAAACCTAAAATATCCTGCGGTTCAACTTCACCGCTAGCATTTTTAATTTCACTTCTAAATAATTCATTTTCAACTACATATGTAGTTCCATTCCATTTATGCCACTCTAACCGCGTGTAATAATACCCGTTCTTTGCTTCTCGGCTTATAAATACTCCCTCTGTAACTTTGGCGTTTGTCCATGCAGTTGGCACGAACTGATCTGCCATAGCATAGCCAATTTCAATATGCTCGCTTCCTAGTACTGGTTTACCGTCTAAATGATCTGCTTCCGCCCAAACTTTTAGTGCTCCGCCCCCAAGTGCCAAAGACTGCTCGATATGTTCCTGCATCTTTGTAAAAAAGGCATTATCTTTTAAAACTTTTTGGATATAATCGTCTAGAGGATCTGTTTCATTTTCTCCGAGTTCTTTTCCCGAAGAAACATGTACTTCGCATTGCTCGCTCCATATTAATCCAGCCAGTTCCGCACACACTGCTTTAGCAATTCCCATTGTTTCTATATTTCTTTTTCGTATAGGGTCTTTTAACGTAGGTGACAACACTCGATGCCACGGTTTATAAAAGCCTTTATAAATATACTTCCATGGAAAGATACCAAAATAATAAAACTGGTTAAACGCAGGAACACCGCCCAATTCAAATATATCTTTAATAGGTTCTCTCATTCCACTGTCTGCCATAAATTTCGTAGCCACCTCTTTTACTTTCTTTTTTATCTTTTTAAACATCTGCACGCCTCCTACCATATATCGATAATTTGGTTCATATACGGCTCTACCGCATATTCTTGTGCATCCAAACTATCTATGTTATATGTTCCATCATCCAGCCTAACATCCTTTGTAACGTATTTAGAATCCCATACAGCAGTTTGAAATGCTTCTAAGGTGTATTTACATTCGCGCATGATTTTATGCTTGCCTATGCCATGTAAACGACAAAAAAAGCGTATGCGGTTGTTTATTTCACCTTTCCTTGCATTATGTATGCTTAGCCCTATTCCCTCTTTTGCTACTGCGACTTTCAACCCTCTTATAAGAGTTTGCTCAGCACTATCACAGTAAGCGTCTGTTACAATAAAAAATCGTTTGCACTCTTTTACAAACGTCACAAAATCTTTTTCTAATTCTTTAGGCGTCATAATGCCTTTACGGTAGTACTCTTTCAAAGTTATTACCTCGTTCATTCCCGAAGTATATCCCGTTAAATTAAATGTGGTTGCCGAACCGTTACCGCCAAAATCTACTCCAATAGTAGCAAACATAATAGGCGGTGCTTCATCGATAACATAATCTTGTGGTCTATCTGCTATTTGCGTATATATTACACCCTCAGCCGATTTCCATAATCCTAAGATATAACGATCATAGTATACCGTTCCAGCATATTCCTGCTTTAGATTAGCCACAAACGATGGGTCAAGTGTCGGGTTATCGTCTATTGTGTAAGATTGACAGTATATATCTGCATCACTTTCTAGAAACTTTTTAAGCCAGTGGTGTGGGCTTTCGGGATTTAAAGTTCCGTCGAACTTGCTATACGGCTTATCTAAACGCGATTTAAGCATTGTGAATACTTCTTCGTGCCATGTCGCAACCTCGTCACCATAGCAGTATTTAATACTTGCCCCTCTTATTCTGTTTACTTGGTTAATCTTATCCGCTCCTAAGCAATATACTTTCTCCCCGAACATATTCGCGGTATTATCGCTTCTAATATTACCAACTAACTGTTCTCCATATATATTTTGCAAAGGCTCTATTACGTTCCTTTGGAGTGTGCCCTTTGTATTTCCTAAAATAACAACCAATCCATCTTTTCCAGCAACTTGCCTTATTCGTTTTGGAATAACAAAGTAATCTAAGTAGGTTTTACCGCTACGTGTCGCTCCTTGCTTTATATTCCAACGATGATTAGCGTTATCTAAAAACTCACGTTGTTTTTGTGTAAATGCCATTAAATGACACCGCCTATTTTTTCCAATACCTTGTCTAATTTCTCTAACGATTGATCTGTTTGTACTGTTGGTGTGAATTTATCTATTATTATCCCGATTGATGTTGCTAATGCCTGCACACTTGATTTTTTTAGTTTTTCTGGTTCCATCATCGATGCTAACGCCATGTCAATGAATTCCATTGCATCTTGTTTTTTATTATCTAGGTATTCAAGCATATCTTTGGTGTTTTGCTCTTTTTTCTCTTGCGCTTTTTGAAGAATATCCGTGCGATTGCATAATCTCCTAACAGTATCTTTAGATACCTTGTTTTTTCTTGCTACTTCCGAATAGTTTCCGCACCCTACATAATCGGCTATTATTTTCTTTTTCTTCGCATCTGTTAAGTGTTTTGCCATTCTTAAAGCACCTCCAATATATATCTATTATGTTGTCTAATTCTTCATCATCGTCCATTTTCATGCCCCTTATGTTATTTAAGACGATACTATAGGGAGAGTAATAATATCGTCTTAGATAACAAAAAAGCAGTCATTTGACCGCTTTATAAAAATGAAAGGAGTTTAGAAATATAACTAAAAAACATGTCGCCGTGTGGATTAACCAATTTCCCACAATACAATAATAACACATAAATAGTCTATTTTAGTCCCAGTTTAGTCCCAGTTTGTTATTAATATATTTCTTTATCATAATCATCGATTGTCATTATCGGGCTTAAACATAACAACATATTAAGCTTAATATATACATCATCAAGTTTTCGATAAAATACCGATCTTGAATACCCTCGTTTAGATGCTATAGCTTCCCTTACATCTGAATTATCTGGGTTATTAGAAAATATAATGCACACTTCTTTTTCTTCTTCGTTTAAAACAGTTATCGCACGTTCCAGCGAATTAATAAGAAAATTATAATTGCTTATAAGAACATCGTATTGATCGCATTGGTCTATTATCTTTTGCATTTTGGCAATAACGCTACTGTGGTTCCCACCTGGCATATTATCACTTCCAATAGGAATAGCACGTTTCATGTCCATTAGTTCGTCTCTAGTTTCTTCCAAAAGTTGAACAGTGCGTTTCCATTTCTTCCAATTTTGTAGATAATACTTGCTTTCTTTCATTATGCTATGTCCTTTCTTATTAAATATCTGTTTTCAAGGAGTTTATTTGAGTATGTTACCTTTTTTATATGTTCTAAAGTATATTTATCTTTAAAAAACTCTTCTTTAATATCTCGTAGGAAACCAATATAAATTAATTTTCCTCTTCTTATATCGTGGACCCCGTATTTTTTAAGTTTTCTATATCCATAATCTTCGAAGCCAAGTTCTTTTATAAAGTTTTCATAGCTTTTAAATAAACCGCATATGTAATCTAAGTCACCTCCCTCACTGTAAAATGTACCGTCTCTAGGCACACAACCGTATTTATCTACATAAGTATTTACAATCTCTATATTATTTTTTAATTTATCCGTTATTATCATTTTTCGACCTCTTTCCTTGTGGATCTTCTCCTATTACATATCCTCTAAGTTTAGGTTTAATTATTCCTGCTCGTACCTTGGTACAATGTTGTATAAATGTTTTCGATGATTTCTTTCCCATGTATGCAGCACATTCCTTAGAACTTCCAACACATACGGGAAAGTCGTTTTCATCGTATATTGCATATAACTTACTCATTTTTTTAGCTCTCTAGATTAGCGCATAGCACTGGAAAGAAACGGTTTTCTTCGAAATTTATTAAAGAAGTGCTTCCGTCTCTATTTTCAACTATAAATACATAGTGCTTTAAAGCTTCAATCCCTATATCCACAGAAACAATTTTAAATAACCATTTTACTTTAATATCATAAACCCACATATTAGGCTTTAAATCTTCAAATTTGTATGGTTCAATAAAATATAATTGTCTTCTTAGTTCATCATTCGAATCACTTAATTCTTTTGCTTTATCAATAACTCTTTTTAATTGCTCATCGCAAGCTCCCCAATTATTGTATAACATCTTAATGTAGTCTATTAATTCTTTCTTAGTTTGATTTTTCAAACTACTATCTCTATGTAGCTTAAAGTGCTTAAATTCCGATGTATTTTCTTTTGGTTTAAAATGTTCTTCGATTAACTCCTTAAATGCATCACGGATAGCAGGACAAGTCTTTACTCCATAATCTAAGTGCGTTAAATATTCTTCTTTACTAAGCATCCTCTTTCACTCCCATTAATTTATCTTGTATAATTTCTAGTTTTTTTATAGCAACACTTATATGCCCCATTGTCACAACTTTGCTATCCAATAAGTCAATTACTGTTTGAATATCATCAACTTCTTCTTTTATTACATCTAAAACCTCAAAATGTTCATTGATTTTCTTTATCATTTCCTTTTTAAAACTAGGAAAATAACAACCACAACCACTATGTTTATAATTGTCACAATCTCCACACCAATGAACTTGGACTTCGTTTAATAGTCCTAGCGCCATTTTTTTATCAAATTTTTTATCTTTAAAATCGTTATCATGTTTTTCTATTGTTGGTAAATCAAACCATTCTTTTTTATCTTTGCTCAACATTTTATTTCAACCACTCTTTCCACTGTTCTTTGTTTTTTATATCAACAAAATCACCATCATTAAATGTCATATCAAATGTTTCTAATTCTTCACACGCTTTATCTAGCGCTTTTTCTAAATCTTCGCAATGATTAATCAATTTAACTAACTCAAACACATTATCATCGTTTAAGGGGTTAAGGATATGATAAGATAAATTCTGCAAAGCAGATACCGCACGTTTTTTGTCAAATTTCCAATCTTGTTCATTTTCCATCAAATCCACCCCAGTTCTTTACATTGTTGATTAATTGCTTTCAATGTAGCTACGTCTATGCCATAATCACCTACCGTGATTTCTTTATCCGGGCTAAAAAGAAAGTAGTTTATTTCACTTATTTCATAAAGAATCATATTGTCACTTTTATAATATGTATATCCTAATGCTTCAAACATTTCTTTAGCGGTCATTTTCATCACTCCCTAAATACGGTTTTGGTAAAGGCATCCAAGCGTCAACCATGTTATATGACCACCACCAATTTCCTCTTGTTTCAAACCAATGTTTTGTATCTGCATGATATTCAAGAATACTTATATGCTTATTTTTAATAGTTAAAACAACTTGTCTATCATCAGGCAATCCTTTTTTAACTGGTACCCATGTTGTTTTATCAACTAATTCTTGCAAAGTATCAAAATCTTTACTATATAAATTTTTATATGTTTTATAATCAATTTGTCTAGCAAGTGTATTAACTATATTGTCTTTTGCTTCCTGATATTTTGAATTACTCATACTTCCACCTCATTATCATCAATTACTATAATATCTCGTGGCATTTGAAATACATCATTGCTATGTGTTTCGATATGTTTTTGTATCATATTCAATACTAAAACCGCTTTTTCTACCGACGAATAATAGCCCATCGGAGAGTAATGTTTTTCATTATTTCTTAATTCATAATTAACTAAAATATTATAATTATCGTTATCGCAACCCACATCAAACGATTCACACAACAATAATGATTTTTTATCTTGACTTCTAATCCAAATTCCCATCTTTTGCCACTTCCTTTAGTTTTAGTGTTTTTAAAGTTTTTATATCATAGAAAATATCATCTATTAAATTTCCAATCACATTAATTGGACGTCCCAAACCGTTTTCGACAATACGAATATATTTTCCTTTCATTTCTTCCCAATTATCAACACCGACAACTTTCATAATGTCCATAATGCACTGCATGCCTATAGAACTGCCAATTCGTTTATCCTCATTTTTTGAATAATCATCAAGTGCAATTAATCCGTAATTAACAGATAATCCTCCACTTATTTCCAAGGTTAAAATAAAAGTAAAAATACCATGACCACATGTTCCTAATGATGTATTTTTAATTTGTGCGTTTTTAATTTCCATCTTCAATTACCTCCTCATAAGTCTTAAGAAAAATAGCAGGCTTGCAAGGGTAAAATTCGCCTTTAACACCTTTAATGATGTAATCGCCATAATCAACTCTCATTGTTCCTTCTAGCGTATCGATTGCAATATCAACTAGCATTTTATTTAACGTCCTCTTTATATCAAAAAATTCCACCCATTCTTCGATTAAATCACTACCAACAAAATTACGTACTTCTTCTAAATTACTTCCCGTCCATTGAATAGCTTCTACAACTACGGGTTTCTTTCTATATTTAGGCATTGTTTTCTCTCCTTTCATGCGTATCCGCACGTTCTTCCAATCAAATACACTTCTTGTTCACCATAATTGTTGTATCGATAAATTTCACCGTGTAACGGACCCTCGACAATAATTAAATAATGTCCGTCTTTATTTAAACCGTCTAACACCTCTTCTAAAGAAAAATACGGTTTATCCAAAAGTAGTTCATTATTTTTAATTACTTCATCATCATATTGATCAATAACTAATAAATTATCCATTCCAACTGGACTAATTAATATGTCCGCTGGATTAACTTTTTTCATCTTGCATTACCTCAGCCATTTCAAAATTATATTTTCCCCCACCATAATTGCGTTCTATTTCTAATAATTCATCATTGATTATCTTTCGATACATATTTAATCTTGATTTACGTGTTTCCCGTGATACTTTTCCGTTTACTTCATAATTATCGCTTCTTTGTAATTCGTCTTTAAATTTATCAAACATACGTTGGGCTATTGCAATATTAATTAGAAATTCATTTTTAATATGTACTTTATTCATTTTCAATAACCTCGCATTTTAATAGTTCTTCAATTAACATAGGAGATTCATTCTCCCATTTAACAAATTTAAATAATTCAGCAAACACGGGTGTAGTTCTATCTTCGTAATCCCAATCATTTTCGGCTTTCCATGGTTTATTTGAATACAAATACAAGTTGTTATTTTTATCTCTTGCAATAAAGTTGTATTCATTTTCCTTAGCAAACTTTAAATATTCATATTCAAATTTTGTTAATTTAACTGGTTCTTTATATTCTTCTAATAAGTTTAACAATGATAGCCTTAAACACTCTGAACAAAGTATTTCTTTAAAACAATCGCTTTCTTCATAATCAATATTTGACTCAAAGTTTGCTAAATAACAACCGAAGTATACATTATTATTGGTGTCATAATTTTTAATTTCTTTTTTAATCTTCTCTATCTTTAACATTTCTAAATACCTCTTTTACTATATTCGTTTTCTATCTTAGCAAGTTAGCATCTAAATCTAACCTTTTTCGTGTTCCTAAAACTACGTAGCCATCTTTGCAATACTCGCTATCATAAATTACACAAGTTACCTCTACATGGAAAAATCTCATGGTATAATCGCGGTCAAATTCTTGTAGGCATAAAATATCGCCAACTTGAAAATAACGATCATTTTTCCTAATTTCAAAATCTTTTATGCCTTTCAACTGCATTTCAAAATACTTTGGTTTTGTTTTTAATGTTTTAACTTTCATTTATATTTCCTCTTTCTTTCTATACCCTGTGGGGGTATTATTTTTTATATGCTAATTCTTCCTCTTTATCTAATTATCTAAATCAAACAATGTTGGCTGCTTTATGATTTCAGCACGTTCATCAGATTCAAGTGCTTCAAACAGACTTTTGAATATATGTGCTATTACATCACAGTCCTTCCGTTCCCAATGGCTGTATAACGCCTACTATCAGATACACAATCTGTATAATTGTCTGGAAGTGTTTGCAGTCTTTCATACTCAACATTTTTTGCCTATTTCCACCGTCTCCTTTCTTTATTTTTTTATTTAATATTTAAACTTCATTTCCCCATACATCCCAACCTTTTGTGGATTGTCTAGCGAATAATTCTATACGAGATAAATCTCCCATCAATTCAACTATCTTTTCCCTAGTTTCATCAGGTTTTTTAGAATGAGATTGTATTGGTGATACAATCAACTGACTAACACTATTATTTATTCTTTTAGGTTTTCCTTTTGTAGCTATCAAGCAACACTCTGAATTACCTCTAGTCCATCTGCCTAAACCAAAAAAATATCCATTCCCTGATTTATTTTGTTTAATCCATTGAAAACCGATAGTTTTATATTTAAATCCCCAAGATTCAATCAGCTTAAATGCTTCTTGTAACATCGGATAGGTTGTCCATAAAAACATGACACAATTATCAGAACATAAATTTTTAACTGGCAAATCACATATATCTTTTATTTTCATAGTTTCATAATGATTTTCACATGCACCGTTGCATCTTCTGTCGTTATACCTCCAAGGAGGATCGGCATAAATAATGTCATATTTTTTATCTGTATTGAATATGTCTATTTTCATCTTTTGTTTCCTCATTCACCGCACACTTCAACAACTTTTCCCGTTGCTGCCTGTACCCTTCTTTTAAAATCTTATAATACTCTATAAATAATTCTTATAATATCGTCTAAACCACTCGACTTGAGTGTGAGTTTCTAAATATTTAGCTTGTGCTACACGTTTTAGTCTTATCCTAGTTTCTATACTCCTATGAGCAGAATAAGGCGCTATGCGATGGCAATTAGCACATAGCCATACTTTTAGCCCATCTTCTTCACATTTCTTCCTATCACTCCCATTCAAGCAATGGTGATCTTCTAAATTTAAAGTTGTACCGCATAAGTAACATACTTTTTTATCTTGTATTATTGTTTTCAATCAGTTGTACCTCTATTCTCGGGTATTCTTTATCAACTTTTACATCATGCCGTAATTGATTTATATACTTTTGGCTATCGTCAATGATTATCCCTTGTTTAACTAATGCGTCTTGAATAAATTTTGTTGCGAAAGTTATGTTATCTACATCACGACGTTTATTTTTTTCATACCATGTAATCCTTAGTTTGATAGGATATTTTTTTATTTTCTGTAGCTGATATCTCTTTATAGCTTCTATTACGATAGATTCGTTTTTAAGCTTCATCTGACTGCCTTTGTAACGGTTAGACCGATTGGCGCTTGTATATTCGTTAAGTCCATCTAAACGCCCATAGATAATAAATTCAGCCATATATACCACCATCTAACGTTGGTATATTTAACTCATTACACCAGCTTATCGCAGTATCAATTAATTTATTCATTTCTTCGGTTGTAAATGTAGATGAGCCGTAATAACATTGAAAATATGCATAATCTTTATTTGTATCATCGTATTTAAGAAGCTTAACAACTCTAAAACATTTTTTAAGATCATTCTCAGCTATCGCCAATACTTTTAAGACTTCATATTTTGCTTTAGTTTCATTAAGCAGTTTTATATACACGTCCATGTCGTCCTCTTCCATTTTCAAAGCCAGTTCATGAATAAGTGTCCATAAATACGCATTTTGATTTAATGACCTTTTAGACCTAGGTTTTTTTATTTCAAGTGAATACAACTCTTTTTCTAATTCCTCGGTGTTAGCTTTAGAGTTGTAATCACTTATTGTAAAAGTAATCTCCAAATCTCCCGTTTCGTAATTGATTACTCTATGTAAATATTTTCCTAAAAGTTTAATCATCAGAACTGCAAATCGTCTTCCATAATGTCATATTGATTTTGCTTTAAATCATCAAACCTTGGGTCTTTAACATCATACTTGTTCTTTGGCTCTTCCTTTGGTTTAGTTTCCAAAAACTGCACACTATCGCAAATAATTTCAACTACATTTACTTTTTGACCTTGTGAATTGTCGTAACTGCGTGTTTGGATCCTGCCCTCCACGCCTACCAAACTTCCTTTAGAACAGTATTGGTTTACATTTTCAGCAGGTTTACGCCACACGACACAATTAATAAAATCCGCTTGTTGTTGACCATCTCTGCTTGTAAAATTACGATTTACCGCTAAAGTAAATGAAGTAACCGCATCACCCTGTTGGGTCCTTCGTAATTCTGGATCTCTTGTTAGTCTTCCTACCAATGCGACACAATTAATTGACATTTGTTTTTCCCTCCCGATTATTTTTTTTCGCTTTCATTTCCATAGCTTCACCAAACTCATTGCTTTTTAAATACTCAATAACTTTATCGGCTTCGTTTTTTGTCAACAAATTTAATTTATCTTTTCCAGTAGTTTTAATAAAATTACCAACTATATCAATCGAAAAATCAGTAATATAGCTTTTAATAATATCTTTTTGTTCCTGCGTTATTTTTTGTTCTTTCTTGGCCGTCTTTTCTATTTCTTTCACTTCGTTTGTATCAGCATCTTTTGTATCATCAATGTTAAAAAGACCGTTTAAAGCATACTTACGAGCATAGCTAGAAGCAGTACCCGTTATTTGACTGTCGTCCATTCCTTTTTTTGTCATAGGCTCTCTAGCAAATGCATGTGTAATAATCACATCATCACTATCCCAATCGCGTAATTCACACACTGCCTTTATGTAATATCTTTCGTTCATGCTTTCCAATTCATCTTGAACAATAAGTGCTGTGCGGTATTTAAAGCATATCGGTTTCAATGCTTCTAAAATATCTTCGCAGCTTCGATAATAATAATTACCGAATTTGTTATACTGTCCTTTTGGTGCTTTTAACTCATTTTGGATATTTGCTAATTTTTCATACAAACTAATCTTTACTGCTTTATTGTTTTCCACTTCTACCCCTCCAGTTCTTTAATGATGTTTTGATAATCTTCTATGCCCTCTTGGATATCGTCCAACAGAGAGTTAAATACTTCTTTCAAATTTGTTGCTTTGTTGTTTCCATAGCCGATATTTAATAAATCTTTAGAAATACTTGTCATGCAAGTTATTACATCGTCTACGGTTTCTTTATACTGTTCTAGATCGTAATACATTGCTTGTAGTTCAGCTAATTTCTCATTAGCGTTTCTAAGTTCCATAAACCTTTTCATATCACTTTGACTAGCGGTATTTTTTAAAGCATATATATTTGCATCTTGTAATCTTGCTATATCGCTTGCTTGTTCTAGTTTCATTTTTATTTATTCCTTTCGTTATACATTTCTACTACCTTGTCACGATCCTTAGTTACAAGTTTTAGATTGCTTGTTAGATTTACGATTAAGCAACTTTGATAAATAGCTAATGCAATCGACATAGCTAACATAACAGTCAAAATCTTAATAAGTGTTTTATCTTTCATCCTCTCAACCCTTTCATTAGTCAAATTTAATTACCGCCCATACCCAAACAACGTCGAGAGGGCACATTTTTTTAGTTCTAGGGCACGTTTTGAAGTCATTGGCATATTCCAATGCTTTTTCAGTTTTTCGCTCCATAGACGGCAAATACTGCCCTAAGTCGTATGCTATGTTGTTAATGTACTTCTCGTTATCGATACATTTATGTATTGCTTCTTTGATTTGCTCATAACTGTAACTAGCAAATCTTGGATACAGCATTTTTATATATTCGGGTGTAAAACCTTTGTTATAGTTCAAACCTAGAAATGTCATTGCTTTTGCGAATTCTTCAATCGACATTAGTAGAACTCATTAAAATCCATTGCAGAAGCTAAGTCTTTTGTTGTCTGCTGTTGTACTTTTCTAGGTTTATCCTGCTCTCGAGCAAGCCATCCGTTTGCAAACTTTAAAATTCCGCCCTTGGTTTTTCTGTTTCTAGGGTTAGCATCAAGCCAACCGCACATTTTCCTTAGCTGCTGCATGATATCTACGTTAGGATATAACTCCGACCATTTATCAACTTGCTTTTGTGTAATCGGGTAGTAAGTTTTATCGTTTAGTATAAATTCGATTACGGGTGGCTCTGTAGCAATTCCATTGCTCGGAGCATTATATATATCTTTAGTATTTAATTCTTTAGTATTTAATTCTTTAGTATTTAATTCTTTAGTATTTAATTGTCCTTGGTTTTCTAGCGCTTGAATTTCTACATCTAGAATTTCAACCCCTAGATTTTCTACCCCTTGTTTTTCTATGTCTTGTTGTGGTTTTTCGAAGATATCATAAATGTACTCAATTCGCCCCGTTTCTGTTTGGTTTGGCAACAGTTTTGTGACCTTTAAATAATTAAATTTTTTCAGCTCATTTAATGCACTTTTCACCGCTACTTCACTCTCTTTACAGATGGAAACAAGACCCTCTACCGAGTACTCCCAATCGTCTCTCAAACTAAGCATTAAACTTAACAATCCCTTTGCTTTAAGTGACATATTTTTTTCTTTCAAATGAGTGTTGCTCATTACTGTATAATCGCTACTTTTGTTCATTCTAATTATTGCCATTCAGCTACTCCTTTCTATAAAACCATTTCAATAATTCCACTTGTTAAAAACGCTATCAAGATCACTGCAATTACTATCGTCAGCACTCCTCGACCCGTTAAATTATCTATCCTCACTCTTGACACTTCCTCTTGCTTGGTTTATAATTCTCTTGGTTTGTTTTATTAGGCGCTCACTGCGTCTATTTTTTCTTTTAAAAGCATCATTTTTGTATAGTTTTCAATGTCATATCCCTTTGTTTTATCAAAGAATTCTTGAATATCGTCTTCACTATATTTCCATGCTCTCCCGAATTTTCGGCCTTTTAACAATCCGCTATCATGTAAATCTTGTATTGTTAACAAACTACATTTCCAAATCTCCGCTAATTCCTTACGGGTGTATAGTTTAACGTTCTGCAAACTCAATCACCTCTTTGCTCTCGAATTTTTTGCTATTTTCCAACATCTGCATCGCTCTATGCATATAGCTGTTTTTGGTTTCTTGAATTTCGCTTTTTAACGTACATGCATAGTATCCGCCTTTGCTTCCACTAACACTCCCTATAAAGTATTTAAAATCAGGATTAAACCTTATATTTTCAATGATTTTTCGCATTGCCTTGTCACTTTTAATTTGTGGAAAATAAACCCTTAATTGACGATTTTTAACCATGTTTTCTTTCCCGACATGATTAGTTACAATAAAGTTGTATACCTGTTCTTCAATGCACATTTTTAACGCTCCTTTCTCTTTTTTATCCAGTTAAATAACGCTGATCCTACGCAGTAAATAAACGTTGCAACGAAAAACACTAGAAATAATAAATCTCCTAAATTAAGAACTATTTTGAACATTAAATTCACCCCTTTTCTTTTTTATTAAATAAGATTTAAGCACTTAAGTACCTTTAGCATTAAGTAAACTTGTGACCCTGGGGAAATAGACATCTCAAGATCAATTAAAGCTAATTCATCATATTGATTTTGATCAAGTTCAATCCCGAGTTCTTTTTTTATACTTTCAATAGTTATTGGTTCTTCCATGATTTCTTTTTTATTCATAGCCCACTCCTTTATAACTCTTTTAGAGGTATTTTTATTCAAAAAAAATTAAGTGCATTTAAACATACCAATAGGTATTTTATATACTTCTGACATTTTATTTAATGTATCCCAATTTGGTTTTGTTTTTCCACTTTCATAATTTTGTAGTGTTTTTAAGGATATTTTCAATAATTCAACCGCTTCTTTTTGGGTTAAGTGAGCGTTAACTCTAGCAGCCTCAAACGTGATTCTTATATTTTCCATTTTGTCACCTCTTTATTTCACACTTGAATTTTATCACTCTTTAAGAGTTACGTCAACCCTAAAAGAGTTATTTTTTTATTTTTTTATTTACTTTATTACTCATTTTAAGTATCATTTAATTAGGAAGTGATAGAAATGATTGATGATACAAGAAAAATATTCGTTAAAAAATTAAAAGAACAAATGGCATTAAATAATAAAACACAAACAGATTTATCCAATGATTTGTCTTTACCATTTACTACTATTTCAAATTGGTATCGTGGGGTAAGATACCCACGTCCTGATAAAATGCAAATGTTAGCAGACTATTTCGGGATTAGAATGGAGGATTTAATTTCAGATTCTAATATTAAACAAGGCATAAAAATCCCAATATTAGGAAAAGTAATCGCAGGTGTTCCCATAACAGCAGTAGAAGAAATAATAGGTTACGAAGAGATAAGCCCACAAATGGCGAAGTGTGGTGAATATTTTGCATTACAAGTCAAAGGTGATTCGATGGAGCCAAAAATGAGTGAAGGTGATATCGTTATAGTAAAACAACAATCTTCGATTGAAGATGGACAAATTGCAATAATATTAGTCAATGGTGATGAGGCAACAGTAAAAAAAGTTAGATTTAGAAACGAGGGAATCGAACTAATTGCATTTAATAGTTATGTATATGAACCACATTTTTATAGCAAAAAAGAGATTGAAGAATTGCCTATCAAAATAGTAGGCCGAGTTGTAGAATTGCGGGCAAAATTTTAAAAATAATAAACACACAATGCGTGTTTATATAAATATTACAATGGGAGGAATAATATGAATGGGGTTAAGATTTAGAAAAAGTAAAAAATTAGGACCGTTTAGAATCAATTTTAGTAAATCGGGCATTGGATACAGTGTCGGTGGGAAAGGTTTTAGGTACACTAAAACAGCTGATGGAAAAAGGAGAAAAACTTACTCAATACCGGGTACGGGAATTAGTTATGTTGATGAAAAAAAGAAGAAAAATAACGGAGGGGAAAACATGGATCGAATAAGTCCTAAGAAAGCAAAAACAAAAACCATATTAAAAGGAATTTTAATATTCTTTATTATTTACGGGCTTTTAGGAGCGTGCACTGGAATTTTATCAGATAAGGAAGATACCAAGATTGAAAATATTACATTGTCTGGAGAAAGTACCTTAACTATAGATATCAATCAAGATAAAGAGATATACTTTGAAATCTCACCAAAAGATGCTAAAAGGGATATAGATGTATCTACTTCATCAACAAATTTAAAAGCCAAAGTGGAAGATGATAAAATTATTATCACTTCAAACAGTACTGAAGGAACGTACAGTTTGATCGCTAAGTCCGATGATATAGAAAGCAATCGAGTAACCATTAATGTAGTCGACAGTGTAAAAAAGGCCCAAGAAGAACAAAGACAAGCAGAATTACAAGAACAGCAAAGGCAGGCTGAATTGCAACGGCAAGAAGAACAAGCACAAGCCAGCAATGAAAACAATGAAACTTATGTATATGTTTCATCAAGTGGTAGCAAATATCATTCAAACTCTTCATGCAGCAACATGAAAAACCCTAGCAAAATAACAAAAACAGAAGCTGAATCACGTGGGTTATCGCCTTGCAAAAAATGCTATTAAAAAGGAGAAAATAATATGATTAAATTTTGGAAAAAAGGAATTAAACAGAAAGCTATAGTAATAGGAATATTTTTAATACTTTTACTTGCTGGAGCAATAATCGGATCGCAACAAGACACAACTAATATCGATTATGGATTTTCATCAAGTGAAGATTTAAAACTTGAAACAGCAGAGCACAACAATGATAATGCTATAACAGAAATTATTAATAAAGCAAAAAAAGAACAAGATGGCGCATCAAAAAAGGATATTGAAAAAACAATTAATGATGGATTATATTTTATCAAGACCAATGTAGATAATTTGACCGTTGATAATACAACAATGGAAAAAACAATGTATTATGGATATTATATTTATAATTATATTGAAAACAATTCTAATACAGAAAATGTTGGCGAATTAAACGATAAAGACAAAGCAGTTTATAATATTGGATATTATGCATTTACATACGTTAAATATCCGTATCGCAACGCTGATGGAGCCCGTACAAATAACTTAGAAATAATTAAAGAAAATCTAGCAAAAATATAAAAAAGACCACTGCTCATAGCGGTGGTCCATAACGTAAAGTACAACTCTTAAATGTCCTTTTACGTGCTTAATTATAACATTTGAACACGTCTAAGGCAAACAAAGAAAGGACGTGTTTTTATTATGTCAATTAGAGAGTTTGAAAATAAAAAAGGAACAACATATGAAGTCAGATTCACCTACAAAGATAAATACGGTAGAAAAAAATATTATTCAAAGCGTGGCTTCACTTCACATAAGAAAGCCGAAAAACATGAACAGTTAATGCGAGTTAAATTTGCCGAGGGATACTCTACAAAACCTAAAATTACGCTTGAGGAAGCGTTTAACGAATGTATGACAAATAATACCTCTTTAGCAATATCGACCGTATCGTCAAGAAAATTAACTTTTAGAAAGCACATAAAACCTAAGCTAGGTAATTGCCTTGTTGATACAATAGACTTTAAAATTATAAACGAATTGATAAAACCACTTGAGAGCAGTTATGCAAAGCCGACCATAACAAACGTTGTCGCAACATTGAAATACATATTTAATTACTGTTACAACATGGGATATATTGAACGTATGCCATTTAATAAAATCGAAATAAAAGGAAAGAATACAAAAAAAGATAAAAATAAGGTTATATCGGAGGAACTTTTTGAAAAACTAATTGCCGATTCCACAAAAGAATACCAAATTGCTTTTTATATCGGAAAATATACGGGATGTCGTATCGGTGAAGTATTAGCACTAACTAAAAATGACATTGATTTTGATAATAACACTATAAGCATCAATAAAATATTATATCTTGATCCAATATCAAAAGAATTAATTGTCAAAGAAACTAAAACAAGTTCTTCAAACGCTGTTATTCCGCTTGTAGAGCCTTTAAAAGATATTTTGGTAGAATGGTTCGAAATTAACAAAAGTGACGTTGTAGTGACAAAAAACGGGAGTTATATGAGCCCATCTATAATAAAGGCTAAATTAAGCAGGTTTTCAAAAAAATACGAGCACGTTAGTTTCCATATGCTTCGCCATACATACACTACTACGCTATTTAATGCTGGGATAGATGCAAAGACAAGTCAAAAGCTGTTAAGACATAAAGATTTTAATACAACAATGACTATCTACACACATTTAGAAAATGAAAAACTAAAAGATACAGTTGATAAAGTTTTTAACTAAAAAGTGGTTTAAAAGTGGTTTTTTATACGATTTGTGAAATTACTAAACCTCAAAACTGTTGATAAATATAGAGGTTTTACATATCGATAAAAGAATGTTACAAACGTAAGC